TAAAGAAATTACTTTTGAAACAAATGGTACTCAGAAACTAACTCCAGAATTTAAATTATTCTTAAAGCAGTGGGCGCAGAATCCTCCATTTACTAGCCGAGAAGTTACATTCTCCGTAAGTGCTAAACTACCATGCAGTGGTGAGAAGTGGGAGGAAGCAATTCTTCCAGAAGTAGTTTGTGAGTATGAAGAAGTTGGCACAGCATATCTAAAGTTTGTTATTGCTACAGAACAAGACTTTGCCGATGCCGAACGTGCTACTACTGCATTTCGAAAAGCAGGATTCACAGGGCATGTTTATCTAATGCCAGTTGGTGGAGTAGAAAGCGTTTACGCATTAAACAATCGTGCGGTGGCGGATATAGCAATGAAGGCAGGCTTGCGTTATAGCGATCGATTGCAAGTGCCGTTGTTTAAAAACGAGTGGGGTACATAATGATTAAACAATTTTTTAAAAAGATTACAGGTATTCAAGCAATTGAAGACTTGCGAAAAGAAGCAGAAACTGCCGCTGTCGAAGCAGTTAAAGCGGCGGCAATGGCCAAGGCAGAATCAGATGCTGCCATTGCCGCATCAATTGCAGAAACACTTCGTGTAAAAAAAGAAGAGGAGCAAGCGAAACTTAGCCCAAAAGATCGTGCCACTGCCCAAGGGATTCCTTATGTAGCTGTTTTAGATACTCACGTTAACAAAGACAACATCCGAAACGGGTTTTTTGAACTTGATTGGAACAGTTTTTTTATTCAAGAGTTAATCAAGGTAGGGTATGGCACTGAGGCAAATCCCGAAGAAGAAACAGTGGATAGGTGGTTTAAAGATCTCGCTAGAAATATTCTATCCGAAGATGGATACGGGGATAATTCTGCAGGCAGTATAAATGTTGTTAATATTAACGATGGAAGAAAATGATTGTAGATTATACCGACATTGTTAAAAAATATGATTTTTCCTCTGTAATTTTTCAAGATGAGATTGATCAAACTTGCAACATAGTAAAAGAAATAATCGACAGTGGAAATTATTTTGAAAACAGTCCCAAATATCAAACCAAAGAAAATTTGTTTGCTCGAAACGAATCAGTTTGGTTAAAGTATAGAATGAGTTTTATGTTTGCTTGTTTTATGTATTTGGGCAAAGAGGTCAGTATTAAAGGAATAAATTGCTGGAGTTTTATGACCAGTCATGATGCCAATCAAGATCGATATCAATTATGGCATCATCATCATCACGACTTGACAACAGCAAAGATATCAGGTATAATGTATTTAAATATCCCCAAAGATATTGATACGTTTGATACTAGCGGCACTGAGTTTAGTATAGGACATCCAGAAAAAGATCCTACGTTTTTTATTAAACCAGAATACTTTTCTTGGATGATATATCCTAGTAATCTTTGGCATAGGCCCGGACCATGCCCTAGTGTTCAGAATCGATTCGTTCTTGCAGCAGATATGGAATACCAATGACTTTTATCCTTGTAGATACAGCAAATACATTTTTTCGTGCTAGACACGTAATTAAAGGTGACGCAGATACCAAATTAGGTATGGCCATGCACATTACATTAAACGCTATTAAAAAAGCATGGCAAGATTTTGATGGCGCTCATGTGGTGTTCTGCCTCGAAGGTCGCAGTTGGCGGAAGGATCATTATGCTCCGTACAAACGTAATCGTCAAGTCACACGAGCAGCCATGACTCAGAAAGAACAAGAAGAAGACAAACTCTTCTGGGAAACATTTGACAAATTTAAAGAGTTCATCAGTACCAAGACTAACTGTACTGTGTTGCAACATCCACAATTAGAAGCAGACGATCTAATTGCTGGATTCATACAATCACACCCCGATGCCGACCATGTTATTATCTCAACCGACAGCGACTTCGTGCAATTGATTGCGCCCAATGTTAAGCAATATAATGGTGTTGCAGAAACGTTGACTACGCACACTGGTATATTTGACAAAAAAGGTCGGCTGGTTGTAGATTCCAAGACTAAACAACCCAAGTCTATACCCGATCCAGAATGGCTGCTATTTGAAAAATGTATTCGCGGTGACACCAGTGACAATGTGTTTAGTGCATACCCCGGAGTGCGTAAAACCAAAATGAAAGAAGCATTCGAAGATCGTAACAGCAAAGGATTTGCGTGGAACAATCTCATGTTGCAACGTTGGGTTGACCACGAGGGCAAAGAACACAAAGTTTTAGATGACTACAACCGTAATGTACAACTTATTGATTTATCTGCACAGCCAACAGCAATCAAGACTATAATTAAAGAAACTATAGATATACAGACAACAGATCCAAAAAATGTAGATCAAGTAGGAATTAGATTGTTAAAATTTTGTAATCTGTTTGATTTGCAACGTGTTGCAGACAACATTCAGCAGTATGCGCAACCTTTTCAAGCAAAATATGTATCAGACAACCCATCAGTATGAATACTGCCGTGTAACTAAGGAAATAAAAAATAAATGAATATAACAGCAAAACCCATTGTAGATGGTAAATTTTGGATAGTTGAAGAAGATGGTGAAAAAGTGGCTACCTTGCACAAAAAAGAAAACAACAAATTTATGTTGAGTTCTAAAACAGGCGAAGCCACATTTAATAAAAAAGATGATCTAATAAGAAGATTTGGCAAAGATTTTTTTCAATCTAAAATTAAAGGCGGGCCGCCTAGTGCGCAGGACAATGACGTACATACATTTCCCTCAGCGTCTAAGCCATATAATGCCATGTACGATGTTCAGAGAAAATTGCCGCTGTATACCAAAAGTTCTCAAAGCAAAAGTTTATATTGTGCAGGATATTATGCCATTCAGTTTAACAAAGGATGGGTCAAAAGTTTTTGTCCTAAATTAATTACTGTAGAAAGATATCCTTACAAAGGACCATATCGAACAGAACTAGAATTAAAACAGGTGTTGAGCAATGTCAAACCCGATTAATACCTATCCTATAACGTCTCTAATACAACAGATAAAAGCAGCGGATATCAGCCAACAAAAAGAGATTAGAATAGACATAAAGAATGCAAAATTATTGTCTTATGCACTGGCTGAAATTCTTAGCAAAGTCAATCAAGACTACGAATCGTTGTTAAAAAATCTACAAAAAAGCACTGGTGACACTGTTACTGTACAATTAGACGGGGGTGGGTTTTTTAATCAGCAGTAGATAAATATATACGTAGTTTATGGAGAACTTATGAGCAGACCAAAGCCACGTATATTATTAGAATATGTCAACAAAAAGAATTATAAGTGCGAGCAAATACTCGATGCTGATGCTATTTGGGCGGTGTTTTATAAAGAAAAACCATTTAACTTAAAAAGTTTTAACAGTTTAGTAAACTATCCTGGCCCAAAATATAAAAAAGTAAGTTTCAGCAATCCCGGACATGCTGTTAATCTTGCTAAAAAATTGAACAGTCAATTTCAATGTCAAGATTTTACTGTAGCGGTGCTGACCAGCGGCACCACACTTAAATGATTACTCAAGAACTTTATACCAAAATGTTCTTAAAAGAGTGGGGCAAAAGTGTTGACCCTGCAAATATTCGCTTGTACAAACACACATGGTGGTTCAACACTAGAACCAAAAAAGAAGGCGGACTACGCCTAACAGACAAGGGATTTGAGTTTTTAACCGATATATTAGAACTAGCATCCTACGAAGTTCCATTTACAGATCAGATTGAGTTAAGTCCCCAAATTATAATATTTTTGGACAAATTTTTGGATTGTCCATATTTTTTAGATTATGCAAGTCTAACCGTTTTTTCGGAAAAAAAATCTTTTGAACTTTACATGTTTTCCGACGATATCCGAAAATATGGGTTAATCAAAGCCATAAACAAACAAAAAAAATCTGAAGAGACTTAGCCAAAATAAGTTGACGGGCTCCGTGTTTTGTTATACAATAAGCACTTAAACAGTTTTTTACAAGGAGCTAGTATGTCAGAAATATCCACCCGTACAGTAGGACCCAAGGCCGCTAAACGTGCCGTCCAAAAAGCATTTAAACATAATCGTCCTCTATTCTTGTGGGGCCCTCCTGGTATTGGCAAAAGTGAAATTGTTCATCAAATTGGCAAAACAATTGATGCTCACGTGATTGATATTCGACTGAGTCTATGGGATCCTACAGACATTAAAGGCATTCCTTACTTTGATTCAACTATCAACAAAATGGTATGGGCTCCTCCATCAGAACTGCCAGATGAACAGATGGCAAGCCAGTATAAAAATGTAATTCTTTTCATGGACGAAATGAATTCGGCTGCTCCTGCTGTACAGGCTGCGGCTTATCAATTGGTGTTGAATCGCCGAGTTGGTACTTACAAATTGCCAGATAACGTGCTGATTGTGGCGGCTGGTAATCGTGAGGCAGACAAGGGTGTTACTTATCGTATGCCTGCTCCGTTGGCTAACCGCTTTATTCACTTGGAAATGAAAGTGGATTTTGACGATTGGTTTGACTGGGCCACTACAAATCGTATCCACAAAGACGTTGCAGGCTTCTTACAATTCTCTAAAAAAGATTTGTATGACTTTGATCCTAAAAGTAACAGCAGGTCATTTGCTACACCTCGTAGTTGGACATTTGTATCCGATTTGTTGGCAGACGACGATGGTGACGAAAACACTTTGGCAGATTTAATTTCCGGGGGTGTTGGAGAAGGCTTGGCAATCAAGTTTATGGCACACCGCAAGGTTTCAGGCAAACTGCCCAATCCAAGTGACATTCTTAAAGGTAAGGTTAAGAAAATGGAGACTAAAGAAATCTCCGCTATGTATTCATTAACTGTGTCATTGTGTTATGAACTCAAAGATGCTGCCGACAAAAATGCCAAAGATTGGAACAATCAAGTCAATTGTTTCTTTGAATTCATGATGAATAACTTTGAAACCGAGTTGGTTGTTATGGGTACTAAACTTGCGTTAACCCAATATCAACTGCCGTTGGATCCGGATGAGATTACCTGCTTTGATGCCTTCCATGCCAAATATGGCAAGTATATTAGTCAAGCAACCGAACGCCGCTGATCTAGTTCAAAATCAATTGACAGGACCTTAGGGTCCTGTTATAATATATACATTATACAAAGGAACAATTATGTCTGAATTAGATCCCATTGTCGATAAAATTGTTGTGGCTCGAATTGGTCTACTGCTACGTCATCCATTCTTTGGTAACATGGCTACCCGTTTGCGAATTGTAGATGGTAGCGAATGGTGTAACACTGCCGCAACTGACGGCAGATCATTATTTTACAGCCGACAATTTTTTCAAGATCTTACTCCTAAACAAGTAGAATTTGTTATTGCACATGAAATTTTGCACAATGTTTTTGATCACATGATGCGTGTAGAAGGTCGTGATAGAAGCATCTGGAATGCCGCTGCCGACTACTGTGTCAATGGACAATTGGTTCGTGATAAAATTGGTGAAGTTCCTCCTAAAATTAAAATCTTCCACGATCCCAAGCACTACGGTAAAAGTTGCGAACAGGTATACGACGAAATTTACGAAGAAGAAGATGAGAAAAGTCTTGCCGCATTGGGTCAATTATTAGACGA